GGAGGACCAGCCCGCATCGGTGCACCCCCGACAATACGAAGTGAGCTGGCGCCATGAGCCCTTTCTTCTCGTTTCGTCAGGCCGCCAGCCTGACCAGCTTGATGATCTTTTCCGGCGTCACCTCGGCACCGGAGGCGTATTCGTCGTACAGCATCAGAATCAGCTCGCCAAGTTTGTCGGGCCGAATCTGCACCCCGGCGCGGATCTCGGCCTCTTTGATGATGGAGGCCGCCTCGATCAGCAGGTCGCGATCCAATGGGGCCCCAGACGGCGGGGTGCCTTCCGTCAAGTCGTCTCCAGCCTTGCTCCGGGCCATCCCACCCTCGCCGGTTCGCAGCCAATGGAAATCTACACCGGTCAATTGTGCAGCCTTGGCCAAAGCACCGTCGGGCACAACGCCCCGCCTTCTCCATTGGCTGGCAAGGCCAGACGAGAACCCGAGCTTTCTCAGCATTTCTGCAGAGTTACGTGCTCTCGTCGCAGCAATCAACCGCAAGACAATATCGTCAACTTCTGACACTTGTAATTTTTTCCTTGACTAGCTTACTTTTGTAACTTACTTTTGTTCCCAAGTGGACGGCAAGGAGCCCGGCTATGTCATCAGGCAAAGACATCATCGGCTTTGGAATCGAGGATGATGCTGTCGCCTCCGTCTTTGGGGATGTACTTGTCCCCGCACACGCGGCAGTGCCAGTCGCGGGTGCCTTTGTAGACCGACAACGGCACGACGATGTTTTTGGGTGGATAGATACATTTGCTGCAGATGCGCGTGCCCTTTTTGTCAACAAACCATCCAGGGTCTGTTTCGTGAGTGTATTTGTTGGGGTTCACCTTTTTATGTTTCTGAACCTCTAAAACAACAACCATCAAAAACAAAAAGAAAAGGAGGAGCAATGTTTGGCCTGGCATTTTTCGCTGTAACCAGTCTTCTAGCGATACGATTTGGGCGCAGAAAAGATTGTTCTGAGGATTTTTATAAAGGATATATCCGAGGGTTATCCATAGGAACCCTATTGTTTTTTCTGCTTTTGACTGGCCAAGTAGTTCAAGACCTTTGTTCAGCAGCTTTTCAATAGTCATGAGCCGGAGACTCCTTCATGACTGAAAAACAAATCAACATCACGATCGCAGTTGTTGGCCCCGGCAAGGACGTCGACATCGAGGCCCTGGCCGCGTCCATTCAGAACGCGCTACGTCCGGACGAACCCGAGGTGGTTCGTGAGATGCGGACGATGGTTCGGGCGCTCAAGGAGGAGCTGCCGGAGTTAAGCGACGTCCATGTGGCCGATATCGTCGGCCCCTGGCTCTGCGTCGTCAATCGTTGAGGTCGCGCTCGGCAATCTGGACCATCTTTTCGTAGGTCGCCTGGATGATGCCCGCCAAGGTGGTTCCGTTTGCGGCGTGTTCGGCACCACCCCTGGCCGCCTCCTTGGCGATTTCGATGGCTTTGTCCAGCAAATGGCCTTTGGTGTCAGCGTCGAGTGCCATGGTCCCCTCCGTTGATTAAGGATTTGTTCGTATTCAACGGAACGTTAGCAAAATTCAAGAGGTGAATCAATGATTTCCAAGGCTGATAAAGAGCTTATTCTGCAGCGGCTGCGTGATCGGGGCTATTCGATTTCGCGCTGGTGCCGGGTGCGGGGCATCTGCCCGCGGCATTTCTACTACGTGCTGGCCGGTGAGCGCGGCAACAAGCACCCGCGGGAAAACACGCTGCGCATCTGGGAACACCTGAAGCGTGACGGCATCTGGCCGATTCCGGACGGCGAGGCGAAGCTGGCGTCGAATGGTGACTGATTCTTTCATGGTGCAAGCGTAACCGGCTAATTGTCATTTGAAAACGAGAACTTGAGGCGGCAATTACCATGAAGCGACCCCAGAGTTACAACGAGGCGGTGTACGAGGTGGTGCACAACTCGGGGATTCCGATCAAGCAGCTGGCGGCACAGCTGGGCATCGCCTCGGCGACACTCTACAACTGCGCCAACCCCAACATGGATGAGCCGGCGCTGGCGCGCAAGCACATCATTCCCCTGACCCTGGCCACCCGCAATTTCGCCATTCTTGACTATTTCGAGCACACCTGCGGCCGCATCGCCTATGAGCTGCCGCGGGTGGACGCCTCGTTCGGCGAGGTGGCCGGTGAGGTGAGCAACATCACCCGCGAGTTCGGCGAGGTGCTGGAGCGCATCGCCGCGGCCCTGCAGAACGACGGCCGGATCGACCGGACGGAGCTGGCGGCGATTCGCCAGGAGTGTCTCGACCTGCACCGGGCGCTCGAGCGGCTGCTGGCCGTGGCGGCCAGGGACGTGGAGGCGTGATCGTGGCAAAGGCCCGCCCCGAGCAGATCCGGCGCGAGCACCTGACCGACGCCGAGTGGGAGCACCTGACGAGTCGGGTGTTTCCCTTGCTGGTGGAGCTGAAGCGTAAGGCGCGGCAGCGCCTGGCGGAAAGGGGGGCCAAGTCGTGAGGTTTTTGGCCTGCGCCGGCCTGCTGTTGCTGGTCTGGTGGCTGCTGGGCGGCGGCCGGATGCGCCGCAACCCGTGCCGCAGCTGCTGGTTCGCAGACCGGGCGGAAGCCTGCCGCCCTCACTGTGACATGTACCGACGCTGGCGCGATCAATTCTGTTGACGGCTGCCCCGGGGGGCATTACCCCCTCCGGCCCCCTGGGGGGATTTTTAAGGAGAAGGCCATGTCTGTTTCCGAGCGGTTGATCTTTCTGTTCGTCTGGGTGGTGCTCTGGGGTTTCTTCCTGCGGCTGCTCGCCCAGATTGGAGGTTGGCAGTGAGGTGGCTCGTGGCAGTTTCGCTGGTCGGCCTGGTCGTGGCAACGCTGCTGGCGTGGTCCAGCATTGCTCGGCTGGGCGAAGACACGACGGCGCCGTCTCCCCTGGCCGCCGAGTTCGACGTCATGAACGCGACGATGAACCGCATGGGGGCCTCGGTGGCCATCTACGACAGCGCGCTCGGCGGCTGGATTTTCTACCGCGAGGGCCGTGAAGTCGGCCGGCTGATTTTTGCAGGCCCGGAGGTGAAACAGGCAGAGAAGTAACCGGTTTGCGTGGCTAGGGTCGCGCCCGAAAAGCGGTCCGCCTCGCCGCCTGCCACGCATCTCTTCATCCCGTGAGGCAACGACGAAAGGAGGCAGTCGTGAACGCACATGTTGTCCAGACGAAGGCCGGTACCAACTACCTGACCGAGCAGGAGGAGAAGACGCTGTTCGCCCACCTGAAACGGCTGAAGGACTGGCAGGCGGAGCGTGACTTCGCGCTGCTGAAGCTGACCCGGCTGCTCGGATTGCGGCGGGTGGAGGCGCTGCGCCTCAACGTCGGTGACGTGATGGGCAAGACGTCTCTGGTCATCGACGAGCGGATCGCGGCCAAGGGCGGGACGGGGACGCTGCCGATTCCGGTGGAGCTGCAGGAGATTCTGAAACGCTACCTGCGCCTGAAGCGCCAGCGGGGGGAGTCTCTGGCGGACGAGGCGCCGCTGTTCGTGAGCCGGCGCGGCCGCCGGCTGTCGGTGCGGGCCTTCAACGACCTGGTGGCCAAGTGGTGCGCTGAGGCGGGCATCGCGCCGATCACGCCGCACGGGCTGCGCCACACCAAGGCGCAGCGCATCATCCACGACACCCGGTATCTGACGGACGAGGAGCGGGCCCGGGCGCTGCAGTTCGCCAACCGGCAGCTGCGGCACCGCAGCATGAACGCGACGCTGATCTACACGGCGCCGACCAAGGAAGAGATGGCGCGGGTGGGGGCGATATGAGGGCCGCGGTCGAAAGTCCCGAGGCCTGGCTGGCGCAGAATGCGCTCGAGTGCCGGCGTTTTGCGGCTCGCATCAGTCCGGCCATCTGCACCAGGTACCAGCTCGAAAATCCGGAGGCCTGCAAGGGGTGTGAGCGGGTCGAAACTGAGCCGACCAAAGAACAGGTGCGGGCGGCCCGTCGGCAGCGGTGGGTTGCCAGGGCGCTCCGAAAGCGCAAGAAGGAGGCGGCGATGCGCACCAGGGCATGTGCAGACTGCAAGCGTGAGGATGTCCGCATCGTCGGCCGGGGGCTGTGCGGCAAGTGCTATTACCGGCACCAGAAGGCAGGAACGCTGGATCGTTTTCCGCGCCTGGGCGATGCCCCGCCCGGCCGCAAGCGCAAGCCGGCGGCCGAAAAGCCGGCCGCGCCGGAGGCCAGCGTGCCACGCCGTGAGCCGGCCGCTGGCCCGGCGCCGTCATCGGGGGTGACGCTGGTCTTTGCGGACGAGCGCGATCGGCAACTGCTGCAGGCGCTCGAGCGGCTGGCCCGGCGGGAGCGGCGCTCGGTGGAGGCCCAGTGCATGGTGCTGCTCGAACGAGCCATGACCGCGGAGGTGGCGGCATGAGTCAGCCGGCGACGACTGTGCGGGAGATCTTCGCCCGAATCGAGTGCGGCATGGCCGGGTCGCGGGAGGCCGGCCAGCTGAAGGCGTTCATTGAGAATCTGGTGTTTGAACTGGGATACAGCGACACGCAGAGCTGGCAGCAGTGTCGCTTTTGCCACCACCAGCGCGGCGAAGGCCATGCCGACTGGTGCCCGGCTAGGGAGGTCGCGTAATGGCCAGGAGTCATTACTGCGGCGGCACCGTCTGGGGCCGGGTGGTCGAGGCCAGAATGAGCAAGAGCGGCCGTGGTACACCGTACCTGGTCGTTCTGGTCGACTGCAGCGGCACCCGCGGAAACGTGCGGGCCTACGGCAGGATCTGGGGGAAAAACCGGATCGATTCTTTTCTCTCTCACTACAAGCGGACCCCGAACGCGTCCTACCGGTTTCGGGGGTTTTTCAGTCAGTACGAAAAAGACGGGCAGGTCCTATCGAACTACACCTTTTTCGACTGGGCCGAGGCTCCTGGCGAAGAGGCCCGGGCGGCATTTGTGCTGCGCGGCGAGGTCGTCGATGTCGACGAGCTGTGCGGAGTCGTCAGGATAAGGGTCGCGATTGACGGAGCCAACGGAGGCCGGCCGCAGGAGGAAACGTTCAGCGTCTGGGCTTCCGATTTTTCCCGGGCGGTTCCGGGGGAGCTGGTCGAGGCCAAGGGCTATCTGCAGCAGGGAGACGGCGCCGACGAGTTTGGCGACGCAATCGGGCCGATCCGGCCAGTGGCCAAGGTTCTCAGCCCGTTGCCGCCATTCTGACCGAGTGATGGTGCTTTGGGGGCATACCTACCCCTTGCCCGGCCTGAGATCGTCGATTACAGGGCAAATATGGAAGCCGATTTTTAGGCAAAACCCTTAAAAAACGGAGGCTTGCCATGAATTCGCGCAACGTTGAAACCAACGAGACTCTGCAACGGGTCGGACGGCTTTTGCTGACCCGCCGGCGGCTGAGCACCCTCGATATCGTCCAGGGGGCCCGCGTGTGTGCGGTGAACTCGATCATCGCCGAGCTGCGCGACAACGGTTGGCGGATTCACTGCGAACGGTCGGGCCGGAACTTCTACTACACCCTGCTGTCGCCCGGTCGCGGCCACCAGCTATGCCAGGAGGTGGCGTGATGGGGGCGGTTCGGCGTGCGGATATTTGCTGTACGGTCGGCGACTTGCGGGCACTGCTGGATGGGCTCGATGACGAAGTGCGGGTGTGTGGTACCGACGGTGCCGGGATTGACGTTGTGCTCTACGAAGATGAAGACACCGGCGATCTGGAGCTGGTGGTGGAGTGATGGGCAACATGGATGATTTGACCATACTGGTTTGTCTGCTGTGCTGTATCGCCCTGGGGACGGCCTTGCCGCTTATTTTCAAGGACGAATCGCCATCCCAGCCGATGGAGTACATTCTGCTGCTGCCAGCGCAGCAACAGGCCATGATGGCCTGCGAGGGCACGCCCAGGTTTGTCATCGACCGGACGAAGAAGGTCCCTGTTGTTGAGCGGGTGGTGTGTGAATGAAGGCCGCACCGAACGAATACGGTGTTTTTCTGGACTACGAGGTCGAGGTGTTCTTTTCGGACAGCAAGGACAGAGCCCTGGCCAGGTTGGCCCACACCGAAGATGGGTGGCGCTATGGCTATGACCTGAGGCTCGGCGGTGTCTCCGTCGGATGTGGCGGCATGAGTTCCGTTCCGTCCATGAGGGACGCCCCCTTCCCGACCAGGGGAGAGGCGTTGGAGGCGTGCCGGATGTGGCTGCTCAAATTTGCCGAGGGCATGGCCATCCGGAGCAAGGCCGACCCGGTCCTCTCCGCCAGGATCGAGGCCATCATTTCGGCATTGAAGCAACCGAGTCTGTTTTGACGGGAGAGAACAGTGAGATTGGCCGCCGGGGTTCCTCCTCCTGGCCGCGGCGGCACTTTTTAAGGGAAATTCAGCGAGAAACGCTGATTCGGGTAGTCGATGGTGAGCTTGAAATGCTCCATGAAGTTGCGAACACCAAGCAGAACAACCTGAAGCCCTGGGCAGAAATCTATCGGAGTATCCGGAATGGAGTAAACAACTTGGGAATGATCGTTGATCGAAAGTACTTCAATGCAAGTTGTATGGGCGTAAGCAGTACTGACTCCTCCGGCCGTATTTATCTGCTTGGCAACTCCTGCCGACAGATTGTGCCCGAGAATCTGAGCAAGATCTGCCGGTATGGAACACTCATCAGCTCCGGTGTCGATCATGCCCCACAGAGCAAGGAAAAGACCCGTGTCAGGGTTTATTATGCGCACCGGCAACCAGGGCCTGGAAACAGCTCCAATCTGCTGAAACGGATAATTTGTGATCGGCATTCAGTAGATATGGGCGATGTCCCCGCGCGGGACAAAGACAAGAACAGGGTGGGCAACACCCTTTTTGGCAGCTGCGCTGAGAACGCGCGCGGGATTCTTGCCGGACGAGACAACACGGTTGTTGGTGAACGATTCGAGGGCGACGTATTTGCCTTCGTACCGCTTTTCCGTAACCAATGCCTGCGTAGCCATAAATCCCCCTTTTTGTCCTACTTATGGGACAGATTAGACACTAACCCTATACCACCTTATCGGTTCTCGGCAAGAAAAAACTTAATCAATTAGGGCCTTACGCACAAGGGAGAGACCATGAACCAGGAGACCATCGACTATTTGCGCATGGAATTTTGGCTGCCAACCATACCGAACGCCGAGCGCGGCAATGCTGTCATCATCAATCGTCTGCTCGACGAAATAGAAAAGCTCCGCGATGCCCTGGTTGTTCTGGCCGATGCCGTCGAGGCCGAACTGCCGCAAATCAAAAGCGGCGTCACTCTTCCTGAAACGCACACGGATCTGGCGGCCGCCCTTGACCATGCAACGCGGGCGCTGACTCCGGGAGAGCCAACACGCCAAGTCGACCTTCTGGTCGCAACGCTCCGCTGGTTCGCGACCGGAATGGTCGGCGCAAGCAGCAAGGCGATGGCGATCGCTGCCTGTGAAATTCTCCCGGAAACCGCCAAGCGGATCCCCAGGGACCACCCTCTAGATCCGGACGATTTCAACCGCTGTCTGTTGCTGCTGGAGGCCGTACCGGCCATCCGGCAGCGCATGCACCTGGTGGCCCGCTTGTCGAAGACCTGGGCTTGCCTGGTGGTTCGCTGGGACGAGTTGGAGGCGACGTTCCTGGACGAAGCCGGCCTGGGCTGGAGCAAAGGGTTCGAGGCGCCGAAAACTTATCGTCTGATTAAAGAAATCACCCATGACGCCGCAAGATGAGCCCGCCTGTCTGAGGTGGCGTGCAATAGTCCTGCAGGAGGTTCCATTAATGGACATCAGACTCATGACATCATTCCCGAGGCATCCGAAAATCCGGCGGCTCAAAATGCGGCTCGGCGCCGAGGCCGTGCTGTCGCTGATCACACTGTGGCTGTTCGCCAGGGAAAACAGACCGGACGGCAAGCTGACCGGCATGAACGAGGAGGACATCGAGCTGGCCGCTGAGTGGTCGGGGAAGCCTGGCGCGCTGGTCGAGGCCCTGGCCGATCCGGACCGGCCGCTGCTCGACCTGGTGGACGGTGTCTACGTCATTCATGACTGGGAAGAGAACAACCCCTGGGCCGCCGGCGCCAGGGAGCGGTCAGAGCACGCCCGGCGAGCCGCAAAGGCCCGCTGGAAAAAAAATAAGCAAAATCAAGATGTTAATGCTCGGAGCATAAACGAGCATTGCCCGAGCATTGCACCGAGCATCAACGAAAACAACCAGCCAGAAAAAGACGAAGAAAATCAACAAGTTAATGCTCGGAGCATAAACGAGCATTGCACCGAGCATGCCCCGAGCATCACAACTCCGCGAAATGACGGAGCGTCAGAAATTCCAGAATCAAATCAAGATGTTAATGCTCGGAGCATAAATGAGCAATGCCCCTCTCCTTTCCTCTCCTTTCCTTTCTATAAAAACCTACTACCTACTCCTCCTCTTTCCAACAGTACTACGAAAGAGGTACAGGGCGAGGCCGAACAGCAAGTGGACGACGAAACGAGGAGGACCTGGGAGGAGATTGGCAGGATCCATTTCCAGCTGTTCCGGTACGTTCTGAAGCCGGCAGAGTTCAAGGCTCTGCAGTCGTTCCCGCCAGATGCCGTGTTGCGAAAGTACCAGGAGGCTCTGGAGCGCGCCGGAACAAAGCAGGAGGTCAGGTTCTTCAGCTGGATCGAGCGCGGCCTGCGCGACCAGGGCAAGAAGCCAGGCTTCTTCAAGCGCGTGATGTTCGGCGGCGCCAAGGCCGACCGGGAAAGGGGGTTCCGTGTCGATGTTGGCTGAGCTTGGTGAGAGGACCTGTGTCTGCGGGCGGAGCTACCGGACGGAGATCATCGCTATCTTCGGCGCGCGAATCCCGAAGGCGCCTCGATGCCCGGAGTGTTATGCCAGGGAGGAAGAGGAGCGGGAGGTGCGCCGGCTTGCGGCGGAGCGGGAGGCTGCCGAGCGCGAGAAGGCCGAACGGTTGGCGCGGGATCCGGACCAGCTGCTTTGGCGCTTCGGATTCCGGGACCAGGAGCTGGTCGGCAAGGACCTGCGCAACTTCGAGTGCCCGACCCGTGACCACGTCGTGCGCCTGGAGATCGCCAAGCGCTTCGCCGGCGGCCAGACCGACCGGCCAGGTCTGGTGCTGCTCGGCTGCCCTGGGCGTGGGAAGACTCACCTGGCCCGCGGCATCGCCAGGAGTTGGGTCCGGCAGGGGAAGGAATTCCGGTACTGGAAGCTCCAGGACATCATCGCCGAGTGCAAGCGGAAGTTCCGCGGCGGTGGTGAAACCGCCGATGATTTCATCGCCTGGATCGGTTCGTTTCCCGGGCTGGTCATCATTGACGAGCTGGGCCGCAGCCGCGGCGACCAGTGGGACACCGACTGCATCGTGTACCCGCTTGCCGATCGGCGCATGGCCAGACCGACGATCTGGATCAGCAACTACAACCTGGCGAATCTCGCTCAGAAGTACGACGAGGCCGTCGTCTCGAGGCTGATGCGCTGTCAGGTTGTGGCGTTCCCTGACTCAATGGTCGACTTCCGGGCTAAGTAGCTGTATTCATTTCGCTTTCATGAATTAGAAGAACGGATAAAACCGATTCTTGATTGTGGGTGGATTTTGGAAGGTATTGGAAGCAATGTCAGTATTGGAGCGGGTTTGCGGGGATTCTGTTGTGCCAGAGGGACGGGATTGTTTTACACGTAGAAATTTTAGACGAAATAACGAAATCGGATTTACTGCACACAATTACAAAATGTGCGGTTGGTTGGATGGTTTTGAACGGATATTCGCCTGTTTACGGGACGGCATGACCATGAAATGTGCGGTTGGAAACGGAATGGGAGTGGCTTTGATGGGCATGGACGGTCTCTACCCTCCCCCCCGGCAAAAGATTCACGGCCACAGCGCCACCACGCCCGCCCATGGGGGTTTCAGTATTGGGCTGTTTTCCAAGCCTTTTGGAAAAAGGGGGGTCCGGGGGGATGTTGACTGAACTGCTGGAGAAATACTGTCGGCACCTCGGCGTGCTGCGCGGCCTTTCCGACTGGAGCGTCGAAAAATACCGCGCCAAGGTCGAGGAGTTTTTCACCTGGATGAAAGAAGACGGCCGCACGACCGACCCGACCAAGGTCACCCGCTCCGACATCGAGGACTACCTGGAGGCCATCTTCTACCGCGGCAACGGCAACGCCACCCGGCGGGTCAAGCTGTTGGCCCTGCAGCACTTCTTTCGCTTCCTGGCTTACGAGCGAATCATCCAGGAGGACATCACCGCCGACATTCCCAAGCCGAAGATCAAGAGCAAGCTCATCCAGAAGTTCAGCAAGGACGAGGTGCTGCGATGCTTCGCTCAGTGGGACATCAACACGAAATACGGCCTCCGGAACATCTGCATCCTGATTCTGCTCGCATTTTGCGGCGCCCGGACCGGGGAGATCATCAACCTGCGCATCGAGGACATCACCGACGACGGCAACAACATCGACATCAGACTCGGCGGCAAGCATGACCACTATCGCATCGTGTACCTCTGGAAGGCCCCTTCGGCCATCCTGCGGCAATGGCTGCTCCTCAGGTACAGCCAGAATGTCAGCCCGCGCGACCTTGTCTTCGTCAGCTTCGGCCCCGGGGACGTGATCGTCGGAAACAAGCTCGGCAGCCGCGACATCGACGTCGTCGTCAAGAAAACAACCGCCAGGGCAGGGATCCGGAAGGCACGGACGCACGCCCACATGTTTCGGGCCACCCACGCATCAGACCTGCGCTATATCCGCGGCTACGACATTGCCGCCATCGCCGAGCGGCTCGGGCACAAGAACATCAGCACCACTGACCGGTATCTGCCATCCCGCGGCCGCATCAACCGCGAGTGGCCCAGCCTGGCGGCCTACTGGTCGGATTTCCCGAAGATCTGGATCAAGGACAAGGAGGGAGACTGACGTGGTCTCTGGCGAATGGTGGGAGGGATGCGAATCGATTCAGCGCTTTGTCCATCGGATGATCAGCGAGTACGGCGAGCCGGTCGGCAAATCCATTGCCCGGGCCCTGTGTGAGGAGATCGGCGGCCAGCGCATTTCGATGCCCAGTCTGGCAACCCTTGAGCGCTTGGAACGCAACCGGCAGATCCGGCTGGCATTCAATGGCCGAAACTACCGCGAACTGGCCATTCAGTACGGCCTGGATGAAAGGCAAATCCGACGGATCGTGAGTGAGACAAGGGAGAACTCCTGATGACGACCTCCATCTATCGGGTGCAGGATCCAACCGGTCGCGGTCCATGGCGCCCAGGGTTTTCACACCTTTGGATTGAAGACCGGCCCGACCTCGACAACCTGCCACCGTGGCACATCGAATTCGGCTCCATCCTGTGCCAGGCCGATACCTCGATGCACCTTGGATGCGGCTGTCGCACGCTCGACCAGCTCCGCCGCTGGTTCACTCCATGCGAATTTCGTCGACTGCGCCGATACGGGTTTCAGGCTGTGCTGCTGGATGTCGACCGCATCCTGGCCGAATCGGAAATCCAGCTCGTTTTCCAGCGAGTCCTCCCACTGCACAAGGGATTCAGGCCGGTCAAGCTTTACTGATTCAGAACTCCATGGCCGTCCATGGCCGGAAAATTTTGTGACATGGTCTGCCAGACAATGTCACAAAATTTTGATAGCTCATGGATGATCGCCCTAACACGGGGGGTGGAACCATGAGCGACAGAGAGCACACCGAAGACGTCGGCATACCTCGGGGACTGCGTGTCAAGCGCAAGTACACCATGAGCGAGGCCGCCCTGCGCCAGCGCCGGGAAGCCGCCAGGCAGCCAAAGCCAGGCATGAAGGGCATCCGCAACAACTACAAGCACGGCCTGTACGCCAAGAACTTCGCCAACAAGATCAAGCCCTGCAAATCGACATGCCAGCACTACCCCTGCGAGCTGGTTTCAGACGGCCACACCAGGCCCGGCGGCGACTGCCTCGACAAGGTCGAACTGCTGCAAGCGTTCCGGGCTATCCATGACGCCGTCCGCAAAAAGGAACTCGCAGGATTCCAGGAGATCGCCGCTCTGCAGGTCTCGAACAACCTGCGCATCATCGAGATGCTGCAGGAGGACATCCTCCGCGACGGCACCATCGTCCGGCGCGAAACCCCGACCCGCGAGGGACTCAAGGTCGAATACGTCCCGCACCCGTCTCTGCAGGTGTTGCCGAAGCTGATCGCCGATCTCGGCATCACCCCGGCCGAACTGCTCATCACCCCGCGAGCGATGAAAAAGGCCGACGCGGACGAAGAAGGCGCCAAGACCCTGGCCGAAATGATGGCCGGCATCGGCCGCAACCTGCAGCGCGGCGAAAACCAGGACAAGGACTGACCCGTGACCAGCGCCGTCAAGCCCCTGTTCGACCAGCAGCTCCCGGTCAACCTGGCCGATTTCAAAAAGGGCATCGTCGTGCCGCGGGAAGACTTCGAGGCCTGGCTGCAAAAGCACGACTGGACCTACCACCAGCTGGCCCGCGGCGAGCTACCGGCCGGATTCGGCTCGCTCGAGGAATTCCAGCTCGGCTGCATCTGCGCCGACCCGGTTCTGTGGGGCGCCGCCTTCCTGCGCGACCCCGACAATCCCGATCGCCCCTACACCTTCTGGGACTACCAGATCGAAAGCATCCGCTACCCGGGGCACACCCTGCACGAATGCGGCGCCGAAGTCGGCAAGACCCGCGAGATCATCACCCACACGCTCTGGAAGGCGTTCACCGTATCGCGCGGCAGCGGCTTGATCAGCGCCCCGATGTTCGTCCACCTGGTCGAAATCATCGACGCCATCCTCGAACAGCTCAACTTCAACCCCGACCTCAAACGCTCACTGGTCACGCACCGCAAGCACCCGCACCACTACCTCAAGTTTTCCAACGGCTTCTCCATCGACTTCCGCCCCACCGGATTCGACGGCGAGGCCCTGCGCGGCGTGCACGTCGCCACCTTCGCCAAGATGGACGAGGCCGCCAAGGCCAAGAATCCCGACATTTTCAAGGAATTCTGTTTCTGGTGATTCACCTCTGGTGATACTAAATTTTATTGCATAATTTATGTAGTGTTTATAAACCTGTAATAAAAATGCAATGGACCATAGTAAAACTATTATTAAAATCATTTTTACCTCCGAAAA